GACCAGTTCTTCTAATATTATTACCAACCAAGTCTGTTACAAATCTAGGATCTTTAGTTGGATCTGCAGATGTTCCAATTCCAACTAAAGATTTTGATCCTATTTGTAAATCAATTTCTGTTGTGAATGGAGCAGGTCTCAATTCACCAAGAGATGGGTCAATTGAATTCTTTACTATACCAGATTTATTTTGAGATGATGTTGATGTAAAATCATCAACAAAAAATCCAGACTTAAATCTATCAAGACCATTTACATCTTTGACTTTTAAGTTTTCTGTGTTAGTTTCTAGTAGATTTAAAGTAGTTATTGATTCTAAACTCTTAATTCTATCTTCAAGTTTTCCGATATCTTTCATTTGATATCGTTTATGATTCATTAATTTAATTGTTACTTTAGAAGCATCGCATAGGTATGCTGGTAATGAAATAGATGCTATTTCTAAAGCATCATCAACTCCAGCAGGTGGTTGTGGAATTTCTGATGGATCACCTTGATTTAGTTGAAATACACCTTCATTTGTTAAGAAAATTCTATCAATTCTTGGTAAATAATAAGAATAATCTACTACTAAAGATTCATCTGATGCTAAAATATTTTTAGCACTATTTGATACCTGACTAAATGATCTACCTAAAAACTCAAATGGAGATCTTGAACTAGACTCACTTACAGTATAATTGGAAACTTTTGGTCTTACATCAATAATATCGCCATTATTAACGTTTTCCCTAGCAAAAGTAATAGTACAATAATCAAATTGATTATATGAATTTATTGTTGTAATATCTCCATCATCAGATGCAGAATATGAAGCACTTTCAAAAATAACTCGTATTCTTCTTGTTGGTGCTTTTGTATTTGTATTTCTTCTTAATTTTGCATAATCATAAATTGTATCTTTTTGTCCATAATCAAATTGGAAATCTGAAATAATATTTTTATCTCCAAATGTTAGAGTGCCAATAGTTGCAGTTATTCCAGAATCTTTAAATAATATTATTTCACCTTCTTGTAATTTTTTATCTGTTAAGTATGTGAATTCTATGCTTAGATCATTTTTCTTTTTGACATATACACAAACAGCCCCACTATTTCTACCAATAAATTCTTCTCCCACCAATAGATCATTAGTAGTATTTGTTGGACTATTAATGGAATTAAAATTAATTGATGGTAAAATAGGATCACTTGTACCACTAGATTCTAAAATACCATAAACTTTAGTGATATCTGGAACTAATAAACATAGTTCTTCATCTTGTACTCTAGTTCCATATGGATAATTACCATGCACTAAACCATCATTTGATGTAGTTGATCCAATACCAGACTGCGGATTTCTAGATTTATCAATAATGATGGAATTAATTCTATTTTTATTTTTTATTTTATGGGTAATTTTTTCTTTTGATAATGTTGCAATTAATCTTGCTTCAGCATCATTAGAACCCAAACCAAAAATAGTCAGTTCTTTTGAACCATTTGTAAATACAAACTTATCCTGAGTTAAAACTTCAAATGATCCATCAGATCTAATTAAAATATATCTTTCTTCATCAAAAGGTAAGAATGTCTCATTAGCATCTGCAGTAACAGTGCTAGATTGATTACCAGTAATTGTAATAGAAAATTCTTTCTTAATTACTAAACTTGAATTATTTAAATCTACAGATGAAATGAAAGGTTTTGGTAAAATTGTAAATAGTGCGTTATCAAATGATTGTTGAAACTTTGATGCTAAAATAGCAAAATCATTTACTGAAACATCAGAAATCGGTAAAGCACCTTCATTTATGCCAGATACTGTAGTAATCCCACTAATTGTTAAAGATTTTTCAGATACAGATTCTACAATAGAATATGTTGGTATAGTTTCTGATGGTTTAGTATATCCAACTAATGAACCAATTTTAATTATATTTGTAAATATTATATCAGATGAATCTGGAATAGATACTGTGCTTATACCAGTAGAAATATCTTTAGTTGTAATATTGGCAAATCCAATAAATGTTTCTAAAGATGGAATTACATCACCACTAAACACTGTAGATGATGTTCCAACCTGGCAGATTGATTTTACATCTTTGTTTGTATATTCAGTTACTACTTTTGCAATTCTACTATCATTTTCTACACCATTAAATACAAATTTTTCGCCAATAGAAAATTTGCCATTAATATCATATGCTGTTAAAATTCCTGAATTAGAAACATCATATCTAAGGTATGCAGTAGCTCCGCTAGATTTTCCTTTAATTTGAACAGGAGTGTTTAATGTAATGGGTTCATTTAATTCTATTTCAGTATATGTTTGAATATCAAATAGAGATAAATCCCATTGATTAAGATTTAAATTTGATGTATTATATGAACCAGACTCTAAAGCAAAATCGTATACTCTAGCAAGTCCAATTTCTTTACCAGATCCTAGTATTTGTGAAGTTCCTACTCTAGAATCTCTAAGACTTACAATAAATGGAGATTTTAAACTTAAATTTGGTGCTCCATACACTCTATTTACTGTATATGTAGATCCTGTGCTATATACTACTCTTTGATTTTTTTGAGTTTTTATTGTTCTTGGTTTTGGAAAATCTAAAAATACAGTTGTTGGTATCTCTACTTCTCTTCCTTTAATATATGCTTTTCCAGGTGAAATTTTATATGTGGCTAAAGATTCACTTGGAATATTTCCATTATAAGTTACTTGACCTTCACGAAAAATACCACCATTACCAAGATCGTTATTTAAACTTTCTTTTGGAGTTAATGTAAATGGAGTAACATAATAGTCACCGGATTCTTCAGATGTTCTTCTTGCAATCTCTTCTTGAATTACTGAATATTGTGGTCTAGTTTTTGATGATATTAAAACTCCTTGTCTAATATCAAGAAGATTTATAAAACTCTCATTATTTAAACTATCTAATGGTTTTTTTGTTAAAATTGCACTAATTTTAAGTCTATCTGCACCAGGTGCAGCATAGTTTGAGAATCCTTGTGCATTATCTGACAGAGAAATATCTTCATCTGCAGTTATAATCTCTTCTACTACAGTAAATCCAACTTGATATGATGGAGTATTTAAATATGGATCCAGAATTAAAATTTGACTAGGAACATTTACAAAAGTACCTCTAATAAAATATACACCTTCCGATAAAATTACTGCAGAACCAACTGAAGTAGAATTTATAGAGACTGTATTGCAAAATCCTTGACCTGATTGTATTAAAACGGATTCTTTAACAAAGGTCTCTTCTAAAATTAAAGTTTCTCCATCAAGAAATGTAGATTCTCCCGAAATACCAGATCCTAAGTAATTTACAAATAATGTAATATATTCGTTATCTAAATCTCCTTCATCTATTACATGAATGATTTTTGCTCTAATTTTACTAATATTGCCTTTTATAGTTTTACCAACTAATTCTTGCGCATAAAAATTTACTGGAATTCCGGCAAATTCGCTTTCAATTTTTACAGAATAAAATTGGTTATTATAATTTAATTGCCCAGGAATAACAATTGACCCTTCTTTGAAAACATGATTTCCAAATTGTTCAATTTGATTTTGTAAAATTGATTGAGTTGTTGTTAATTCTCTAGCCTGAATTGGATATCCAGGTTTAAATAATACTCTATAGAAATTCTTGTTAGAATTAAAGTCGTCAAAATAAGGAGATACATTTAAATTAGTTTCCTGAGGCATAATTCTTTAAAATTGCAAAATTACTTTAATATCTTCTTTTTGATTTATAGACCTTGTAATAGAAGGTCTATTGTCAACATAAATGATCTTTCCAGAATATTTTTGAACTTCTGGATTAGAAATTCCATTATTAAATTGTTGACCTAGATTATATGTTCTACTATTTATAGTTGTTGACACACCAGTAAATGCAGAATCAATGTTTAAATTTGTACTACCACCTTTAATAATTAATTCTCCACCAGCACTAATATCTGAAGTAAACTTATTTAAATTATATCCATATTCAGGAAAATTATTTTGAGTTTTATCAGTATTAAATCCAACAAGACTTCTATCTTGCCAATACTTTAATATTCCAGTTTCTTTACTATAAGAAATTACTCTACCAACTGCAGTAATTCCCACTCCTATTGTTTGAGTAATTCTAGAATCTTGATTAAATGATGCAAAACTATATCCTGCGCCAACTAATTTTATTGCGGAAACAGCACTTGCTTTATCTAAGGTTATTGTAGATGATGTTCCATAACTTAATGGATTTTCAATTAATCCAATTCTAGCAATTTGATTTCCTGTAATAAAATCTGGATTTTCAATATCATTTTCAATTCTAGAATAAACTAAAACATTAGTAGCACCAAGTTCTCTATAAATGTCTGCACCATGCCCACCTTGAGGTGGAATAATTACATCAAATATAGGATTAACAGTTGCTTGAGGAACACCTGCTGCGGAAAGATCTAGTCTACCATGAGTATATCCAGATCCTCCATCAGAAACAATAACAGATTCAACTTTAGAATCGTTACCAATTACTATAGTTGCTGATGCACCAAAACCATCACCTTTGATAGGAACATTTGTATAAATTTGATTTGCTGTTCCAATACCAATTCCTCTATTTTTTATGGTTATAACTTTTATTTGTCCACTAGTACTTGCATTCTCTCTAACAGAAACAATAGATGAATTTGTAGAAGTCTTCCAATTTCTTGGTACAGGAATAAAATTAATACTATCAAATTTAATAATGTCACTTGGATTTATTGTGTACAAATATTTCCAAATATACCCATCTCCACTTGTTCCTGCAGATCCAGGTTCTAAATCTACAAATTGAGGTTCATCTAATGATTGTCTGCCATTTGGATTCTCTGGATCTGAACCATTCTGTAAACAAATATAAACTCTATATTCACTATTCATCACATAAAAGTTTGATGAATATAAACTAGTTGCATTTGAAGGTTTTGCCAGATTGAATCTACTAATATCATGTCTATACATATCATAAGTAGTTCCAGTACTCCAAGTAATTTTTCTTATTACTTGTCTAACATCATCATTTGAAATTTTTTTAAGGGCAATTATTGTATCCCAATAATCATTCTCTTCATCAAAATTGTCTTTTGGTGATGGAGGATTATCATCCCAATTTGAATCATAGTCTGTAGCATTAGATAAACCAACAAAAGAATAAAATGATGATGATGTAGAAGTTAATAGGTCTACAAAATTACTTGCATTTAATATTCTAAATTGATCAGTTATAATTGCGGACATTTTTGCTGTTTTTTAACTATTTATGGGTTATAATTTAAATACTTTAAGGGATAAAATCTTCTAACAACTGCAGATGTTGAAATCCCGATAGTTCCTGTTGGATAAAATTCAAATTCTTTTGGATTTTTTCTTTTTTGTGCAGTAATTCTTCCCCAACTATATTCTCCAAAATAACTACTCTGTGATAAAGATAAAGATGAATCTATTCCATTATAATCTTCAATTAAAGTAGTAACTTTAAGTGGAGAATAGTCAGAAATTGTAAGAGTTCCTCCATTTTCAATAAGAATAGTAGTATTATCATCTATAATTGAAGGACTACCATATATAACACTATTAAATATTATTTGTGATGAAGTTATTAAATCTGGAGAAAAATCTGCAGAATATGCTTGATATACATTGTCAATAAAAGTTGATCCAATAGATAAAATTGCTCCATCATTATAAAGAGATGTAACACCATTACCAATATTAGTATTTTTAATTACAAAAAATGATCCTGTTGAAATACCACTAGTGTTAATAATAGGTTTTGTAATTTCTGGATCATTTAAAACTGAATTTTCCGGTATGAATAGAGATAATATAATTGCAGTAGAAGCAACACCAACAGTAGTTGTAGTTATACCTATTATAAATCCAAAATCTCCTTCATAAATTACATTATCAATTATTTCGGATTTTATTTGATTTTGGGAAATTATTTGAATAGTAGATTTAATTTTACTAGGAGCTAATTCTTTTTCATTATCAAAAAATGATTTTACATTCTCAACAAAAATTTCAGCAGTAGATCCAATTCCAACGGACTGTATAATATTTGTAATAGGATTTATAAGTGCTTCATTATAGATTCTATCTTTAGTAACTTGTTTACCATCAATAACTTTATCAACTTTTGATTTGCACCAACTAATAGGTCTCAATAAATTTTCATCTGCACTTGACCCTGGCCCAGCATATGGATTTGTATTAATACTATCTGAAGATATTATACTTGTAACTAATCTTTCATCTTCATCTAAAAATAAAAGATCAGAATTAATATCAACAATATCTCCTTCTTCTACGGTTTCTAATATATCTTTGTCAATAACATCTATATCTTTAGTTCCTCTGTAAAATAATATTTTAGATTTATCTCCAGAACCTGGATAATTTGGATCTTCTCCTTTAGGAGCCTCTTTAAATGTTATTACACTTCCTCCAGTAAAAGTATATGATTCTCCTGGAACTTGTAAAATATTATTAATAAAAACTAGTAAAGATGGTTCAACATCTATATCAGAACCTTTTTTTGCTCTGATTGATCTAACTAATCCTTCTTTTCTAATAAAAAATTTTTTTCTAGTCCCATTAAAATAAGAATCAAAAGAATCCAATACTTCAAGTTCACCAAAAGTCCATCCAGAAACGTCATCTTTATAAGTTTCATCCACATAAATTTGAAATTCTTCAAATTGAACTGAATTATCTGTTTGTATTCCGTGTGTACCACCAACTTCAACGGTTAAAATATCACCAACTTCATACCCGTATCCGTTATTTTTAATTTCAAATGAAGATACTTTTCCAGATAAACTTACTTCTAAATCTACTGATGCTCCTGTTCCAATACCAGACTGTGAGTATTGACTGTATACTAAAGGAATATTTTTGTATCCAACAGGAGAATCTATGACAACTATTGGTGGATTTGTTTGACTATATCCAGATCCAGGATTTGTTATGTTTATGTTTAATATTTTACCATCATCTAGTGAAGCAGTTCCAATAATCTCTACGTTTGAATCAAAAAGATTTTCAGTTTTAACGCCAACAAATACGTTAGTTTGTATACCAGGCCTATATCCAGACCCATTATTTCCTATGATTATAGAATCTATAGATCCTGCAATTGAAACTAAAGCAGTTCCTCCTGCAGAGACTAATGGTTGATATCCATTACCAGAAGTAGATCCAACAGAAACAATTATTCCACCCAATGGAATACTTGAAGAATTAATATCATAATAATTTTCAGACTTTTCCCCACTAAAATAAATTTTAGTTTTTCCAGATTGCTCTGAAAGATAATAATCTCCAATTATTGGTTTTGGCCCTGTTCTTTTTGGCGTTTGAAATACACTTCTAACCAAAATTGTAGAATTATTTTCACTTATATTGGTAATACTTTGACCATTTACAGTTAATTCATAACTAGTAGTTAATCCTATTATTTGATTTGATATATTATCAAATGTATAATTATCCGTATAAGTTTCTTTCGTAGTATCTGATTCTGCTGTTCTTAAAAATATTCTACCGCTAAAAGATGATGATGTTACAATACCAGCATAGTCTACATCATAAGGATTTAAAGGGTTTTCTTGTGGAGCATTGCCATAAGGAGCAGATCTAAAATATAATGTATTATCTACAATATTATAATTTCCTGATAATTTTGCAACTAATGATTCTGAGTTATGATTCTGTATTTCTGTACCCAAAAATTGCCTTGTTACTTGTAATGAATTATTAACAATAGAATTAACTTTCATTATTTCACTATTAATTTTTATAATATCTCCTGATGAGAATAATTTGGGATTATAAACTGGAAATGTATTTTGGGTGATATTAATATTTCCTAATAATATTGTAGTGACTCCAGTAGAAACTACCGGAGATTGTATAACATTATCAATAGTTATTAAAGATTTTGTATTTTGCTTTTTCGAAATAAAATAATGTTGAGTTCCGATTCCAAGAGTAGTTATTTCTAAAAACTTTGGAATGAATTTAAGAGCATTTTCTGGCGATGATGCTACTTTTATTTTATTATTATCAATTTTTATAGCATATATTGTAGATGGAAGTTTATCGGTTGAAACTCCTGATATAACTGTAGTTGCAATACCTATTGGAGATCCAGATCCATAATCATAATTAATTTCTTCTCCACTAACAAAAAAATGATTGTCGAATGATAAAATACTGGAATCTGATCCCAATCCCACAAAATTATTATCTTCAGAATTTAATTCTTTTTTAAAAATATGTGATCCGTTATAAGTTAAGTTAAATGATGTTTTAACTTTATTTGATGTTCCAACATAACTTCCGTAACCACTCTCTATTAATGCTCCCATAATAGTTCTTAAATTTCTATAGGTGTTGTTTCTGCACTTATTAATTTTAAAGCATTTTGAAATACTCTAACTTCAGTTTCAATATCAGGAATTGGTGTAAATTGTAGTTCTATTAAATCATTTACTGTACTATTTAAACTAAAAGATCCTAGTGTATTATTTGATTGTAAAATTGCATAGTCAGAAATATATGTGTTTAAAGAATCATTAATTACCACTATTTCTTGTGTTTGATATTCTCCATTAGTAATATCTTCTATAGTTACAGTATAATAAGCAGAATCATATTCTGCACTATCATAAATTGCAACTGTATTTGGAATTGGTTCTGTTTCAGATGAAATTCCTGTATATGAAGAACTTAATATTGCATTATCTATAGATTGACTACCTGAAGTAAATCCATTAGAATTTAGTGCTGTAACTAAAGTTGTTATACTTACTCCTACACCAGATAGTGATGGTATATAATCAATTAAAATATCTGATCCTGAAATTCTTGGATAATATGTTCCAAATCCTGAAGAAGAAAGTGATGTAAATGTATTATTTAATTGTCCATATTCCAATAAATCTACATTAAAATTATCATGGAGAATTGTAAATTCATCAAATTCAAATTTTCCATCATCTCCAACAAATTCAACTAAAACTTTTGCAGATCTATATGATGTTGGTAAAGAAACTATCGTTTGATTTGAATCAGGTTGTACATAATACTGATTAGAAATAATAGTTGCAACGTCTCCAAATGAAGTTGAACCAATACCAGAATTTATTTGTTTTAATGTATAATTTACAAAAGATATATCATAATCATTAAATTCATATTTGTTTGGATAAAATAGTAGACTTACTTCATTTCCATTAATTATTGCATCAAATGATCCAAGATCTCCATAACTATCAAGTCTTGCATATTGATTAATATATACATAATTATCATCTTGCAGTAAAGTAACTAATAATATCTGCCTTTCATCAGTATATCTTTTATCTTTAATGTAAGTAATATACTTTCTAGAATATCCAGAATCTAATTTAAATACATCGACAATTGTATATGGAGTCAATCTAGACAAATGATCAAATTGAGAACTAATATCATCAATTTTTAAAACTTTATTTCCAATTGATTCTGAATCGATAATAGAGGATAAATCAGAAATTCCTGTAAAATCTCCTTGATTTTGGGAAGTACTAATTCCATAATAATTAGAATCATATGATTCAACAATAAGGTCACTAAATTTTTTAAATCCAGAAGCATGATTTAAAGTACTTACTTTATCATTCCAATCATCATAAGAAATTGGAGATTTTATAGAATATGAAAAATATTGGTAATAATCATTATCATGAATTCTTTGATTGGTATTATTTAAAAATCCAGTCTCTTTATTCCAACCTTTTTTAACTATTGAAGTTGAATCTATTGAATATGTTGTTTTAAATTCATTTACTGAAGAAATCAATCCTTGAGAACCTGATGATTTTCCTTTAATCAATGTTCCAGATTTAAATAAATCAACTGTTTCAACTTTTAAATATTCGTTTTGAGAATCCCATTTTTCTACTATTCCTTTTGAATCTTCCGCATATACTTCTTCTCTATTGAAAAATTGATTTTTCTTTAAAATAGGGTTAAAAATTGGAAAATCTCTAACAGGTATTACTTTTCCAAAAGATTCTGAAAAATTAAAAATTCCTGGTTGAGATATATTTTTCAATAATCCTATAAGACTAAAAATAATTTTAGATCCGTCTCCACCAATATTTTTATCAATATCAGTAACTGTGAAATATGAGTAATTATAATCTGAAGAGTTGTATCCAATACCAGTACCTTCAATAATGCTAACATTTTCTACAAAGATTTTGTCTCCGATTATAAACGGAAAATCTTCAACATCACTAAATTGTTTACTTAAAGTGACTGCTACTTCTTTTGTTAAATCATTAAATGATATTGTACTAATTCCTACTCCATTTGGATTATTAATTGGAATAATAGATGGTACAGAATTGTAAAAACCTGTAGAATTTTTAATAATAGTTACTTGATCATTATCGACTTCGTATTTTAAAACTACATCGTCAACCAATTCTCCAGTTACTCCATCTAGAACTATTAATTGTGGAGCAACATCATAACCTTTACCTTTATATAATATATCAATTCTATCAAAAGTTGATAAAGGTTCTATCTTTAATATATCAGGTAACTTTACAGTTGGTCTAATGGTATAATCTGAAGAATAATCAAAGCCAATATCAATTATTCTTGTAGTTTTTACATTCCCAATACTATTACTTTGAGGTAAAAGTATTGCATCTGATCCATTTTTACTTATTACTCCACTAATTCCTGGTAGTTTTTTGTATCCATTTCCTTTAGATTTTATTGAAATTTTACTTATACCACCAAATGCAGAAGTAGATGTTGTTGTATAATTAATTCCAGAAACATAGGTAGTTTCTTCTGGATTAATATTAACAGTATATGAAAATGTATTTTCAGTAATATTAGAAATTTTATTTTTTCCATTATAAAGACTGTCTGATACATTTATTTTATTTGCATTAATAATAAATTCA